CAATGCACCGCAGATGGGGCCTAGCACTACCCAACCGGCAAGCAGTAGGCCAGATGCAGGCACTTCCCAGTGGAAGCGTTCTGCTAATTCAGCAATTGAAAAGGCTTCATTATCGGTTAATGGCTCGACACCAGCGCAGCCACGTAAGGCGCTAAGGCGTTGATATAGGTACGGGCTGCCGCTGATCCCATCACGTATGGGCCGGTTTATGCCATTAACAACTAATTTATCGCCGAGGTGCAGGACAGATTGCTTTTGATCCCACCATGCGCCACGGCCACGGATGCGATCAGGGGAGTAAACGCCAATATCAGCCTGGCGTGCAAATAGGCTAGATGCGGCGGCGGTCCAGTTTACACCAACTTTTGATGGGTATAACGATTCCCAATAAGGCAACGGTGCTAGTGCTACTAGGTTTACACCTGAGTGAGCTGAACGCGAAAGGCGCGTTACTTGGCCGGTGCTATGGGGTTGGTAGTAATAAGCATCAGCATCAAACCCAAGACATAGAAATGATTCATCGGCTTTCGGTAAAGGCGGCGGCTCTAGCGCAGGTTCCGGTAAGGGTTCAGCTTTGATTACGGCTGGAAATTCAATCGGTGGCGTGCGGTTGGCTTTGTAATAAGCACCAGCTTCGGCTGCGGTCCAATCGCAATCTGCAAGATCCCAACCGCTTTCAACATCAGAAGGTGGCTGGACCATACGTATTTGATCGGCACCAGCGGCAATAAGTCGCGGCACTAATTTCGCCATTGCGTCGCGGCCTGCGTCATCAGCATCAGGCCATAACACGCATTTACGATTTGCTATTGGTGCCCAATTGGCTTTGCCATGCGCTTTGCAACCGCTAGGCCATGTAATTACTACAGCATGTGGGAACAGATTGGCGGCTGCATCAGCGGTCTTTTCGCCTTCGACTATTAATACAGGCGCATCTGGCCGTTGGCTTAGCGAGTCAAGGTTGTACAAAGGGCGAGGCGCTGGAGGTGCGGTCCACTTCCATTCGGTGCCATCAAACCAGAGGGGTCTGATGCGCTTACCAGGAAACCTGCAAACATAAAAATCATCGTTGTACCGCCAAACATGCTCAGCGTTTTTGATTGGCGGTTCTGGCCTAATGCCTAGATGCTGCTCTATGCGTTTGCAAGCTTCAACAAAAGGCCATTTCTGGTGCCGCATGAGCATATCCATGCCATTGCCTCCACCACCTGCGAGGTCTTTACCGCCGCATTGATTGCAAAACCATGAGCCGTTGCCGTCTAAATCATCAAAGCGGTAACGGTCTTCACCGCCGCAAAGTGGGCAAGGCTGGTGCTTATCGGTGAGCTGTGATGCTGTAAGGCCGCAAAAATGCGCCAGCAGGTCGGGCCACCTGCCGTTGGTGAGTTCTTGAATATTCATTTTTGTGTGCGCTTGGCCTGTCGCATTGCTTCTTCAACCACTAGGCGTATTACGGCACTACGGGTTAAACCTGCTACGCGGCGGCTGTCTAGCCACGCTACCTGCTCTGGCGTAAACTGCACTGCTAATGGATGGGATAGGGTCACGGTCGCTAGCGGTTACTTGCAGACCCTAGCGGATAGTGTTATGGTTGGCAAGCCATAAGCGCATTAGTAATGCCTGAATTAAAACTAACGCAAGACCAAGAACAAGTTATAGAAGGAATATTGCAAGACATCCAGCAGCCTAAAGCTCGAATTATGTTATGTGGTTATGCCGGCACAGGCAAAACAGTCACAACTGCGGCTTTAGTTGTTGCATTAAAAACAATTGGATTAACTGTTGTTGTTTCAACGCCAACTCACAAAGCACGGGCACAAGTTGAAAAAGCTTTAGAGGCAAACGGCGCAAGGGATTTTGAATGCGTGACGGTTCACCGTTTGCTTGGCTTGAAACAAGTTAGGGATTACATAACAGGCGAAGAATCATTCAAACCTGATTTTAAAGGCCAAAATTTGCTTTCAGATGGCATACGCAAAAAAACTTGGGATGATTACTTGCTAGAAAAGACTGACGAAACTTGGGCCGAATATAAAGAAGCAAATACCAAAAAAATTGATGTTGTAATTGTTGACGAAACATCGATGCTACATAAAGAGCTTTACGAAACTTTGATTTCTGAAGCTGATGCGCGGCCTGTAGTTTTTGTTGGCGATGATCGCCAATTGCTGCCAGTGAAAGAAGATAAAGTTTGCGCTGCGTTTGTTGACGCAAGCTCAATTTATAAATTAAACAAAGTATTGCGACACGATGGCGCAATACTAAATTTAGCTACTGACACTAGGTTGCTTTCTGTTGGCCGAGCAAAGTTTATTGACAAACGCGGAGGAGGTTCTCAAGTTGTTACATATTTGAGAAGGGATCAATGGTTGGCATCTTTGCTTGAAATGATGGCGTCTGCGGAATCTGTCGATGACCCTGACTATTGCCGCGTTTTGGCATGGACTAACAAAAACGTTTTAGAATTAAACCAAAAAATTCATAGTCGTAAATATGGTATAAATGCACCTCAATATTTAGCAGGTATGGCTTGCGTTACTGTTGATGCAATACCTGATCCAACTGGTGGCATATTGTTAAACAGCACTGTTGAGGTTTATATACGCAATGCAGAGATTGACATTTTTACAGCTCCTTTTGATTGCTTAGATATTGAACCGTGGAGGACTTGGCTTTTAGAAGTTGAAATGTTTGATGAGGGCAAAATTATAGAGGTTAGAGTCCTTGAGAAGGAAGAAGAGCCACGTTGGCGAAAAATACAAAAACAATTTGCAGATGCAGCTAAAAATTGTGAGGACCCAGACGGCAAAAAAGCATGGTGGAAAATGTTTTTTCAGCGTCAAGACCAGATAGGCAGGCTTGAACCAGTATCAGCATTGACTATTCATAAGTCGCAAGGTTCAACCTTTAAAAACGTTTTCTTGCATTGGGATGTAGACGGATGGGACTCTATGCCATCCGCGAGGCAAAACCAATTGGCCTATGTGGGTATTACAAGATCGGCGGAAAGCTTGCATGTGGTAGCTGACCGATGAACCTCCGCCCATACCAGCAACAACTTATTACCGATATCCGTTTGCAGTACCAACTAGGCAAGCGCTCAGTGCTGGCGGTACTGCCCACCGGAGGCGGTAAGACCGTGTGCTTCTCATACATTGCCCAGGCTGCGGCACGTAAAGGCAACCGCGTTTGCATTTTGGTGCATAGGCAAGAGTTGCTGGATCAAGCCAGCCGGAGCCTTGCTGGCATGGATGTGCAGCATGGAATTATTGCCGCAAAACGTGGCATGGATTTATCCCATGCGGTGCAGGTTGCAAGTGTCGGTACATTGTCACGACGTTTGCACCTGCTGCCCAGGGATTTCTTTCAGCTTTTGGTGGTTGATGAGGCGCACCACACTACGGCTGGCACCTGGGCCAAGATCATCCAGCATTTCCAGGCTGCCAAACTGCTAGGCGTTACGGCTACACCTATTAGAGGTGATGGTCGCGGCCTGGGTGAGCATTACCAGTCGATGGTGCAAGGGCCTAGTGCTGCATGGCTAACCGAAAACGGATTCTTAGCCCCGGCTCGCGTGCTGGCTCCGCCGGGCTTCAGTAGCGCTGGTTTGCGTAAACGTATGGGTGATTTTGATATGGGCCAAGCCGGTGAGCTATTGCAGCAGGGCCAGGCGATGGGCGACTGCCTGACGCATTACCGGCAACACCTCGCAGGCCAAACCGCGATTGCATTCTGTTGTTCAGTCGCTCATGCCGAAGCGGTGGCGCGATTGTTTCAGGATGCAGGTATTGCCGCTGCCAGTATCGATGGCAATACCGATAGCGCTCGCCGCCGCCAGTTGCTTATAGATCTCGGCACCGGCAGCCTTAAGGTGCTCACCTCCTGCGCCCTTATCGGTGAAGGCGTAGACGTGCCCTCAGTTGGCGGCTGCATATTGCTGCGCCCTACCGCAAGTGTCGGGTTGCATCTCCAGATGATCGGCAGATGCCTGCGTCCGCAACCAGGCAAGCGTGCCGTGATCTTGGACCATGTAGGCAACAGCTTGCGGCTTGGGCATCACCTAGAAGAACGTGAATGGAGCTTGGATGGTGCCACCAAACGCGACCGAGAAGCATCACCCAGCGTCAAGGTGTGCCCTACATGCTTTAGCACTTGCGCCACACTGGCAGCGGTATGCGGCGAATGCGGCCATGAGTTCCGCACTGAGGTGCGCGAGCTAAAGGTTGTAGAAGGTGAGCTAAAGGAGCTGGCAGTTACCAAGCGCCGCGAGCAAGGCAGTGCTCAGTCGTTGGAGCAGCTAGTGGCATTAGGCCAACAGCGTGGATATAAGAATCCAATAGGGTGGGCTAGGCATTTAATAGCAGCGCGTGGCAAGTGAACAAACAATCCAGCAACACATTAGGCTCGCTTGCAGTATTGGCAACTGCCGCCTGTTTCGCAATAATACCGGCACGCTGCGGGATATAAATGGCCGCCCGGTCAGTTTTGGATTATGCAAAGGCTCAGCAGACCTGATCGGCTGGCGTAGCGTCACCATTACACCTGAGATGGTGGGTCAGCAGATAGCAGTATTTACCAGCATTGAGGTAAAAGCTGCCACCGGCAGGATCCGCCCAGAGCAACAGCAATGGCTTAACGCAGTGCAAGCAGCCGGTGGAATTGCTGGTGTCGCAAGGAGTGTGGGCGAGGCGATGGATTTATTAAGCATTACAACCAACTAGGGTTGACAACAGCGAACTAGGGTGTAGGATATGAGCAAGGAGGCGAGAGCTTCCGCCCCAACCCGAAAGCCATGACCACCCTTGCAATTTTGATAGCAGTTTTGCTACTGCCACTCCTGATAGTTCTCTGGTTCACCGAGACAACCCCGCAGCGTGTCAACCGTCTACGCATCAACGGCTGGAGCCAGCAACGCATCGCCGATCACATGCAGATTTCACGCTATCGCGTGCGGATGGTGCTGGCATGAAAGTCTTAATTGCCCTATTTCTTGGGTTCAGCATGTACGCCATCGGTTGTGCTGATGGTCGCAATCAACAGCAGCCAACAGCTATTTACCAACTACCTCAATGACCAACATTAGCAACGCCGACTATCACGCTGACCCGGCGATTAGTGCCAGCCAGCTAAAGGAAATTAGCCGCAGCCCCTACCACTATTGGAGCCGCTACTTAGATCCCAACCGTGTAGCAATGGTCCCCACTGCCGCGATGCGATTTGGCAGCCTCGCCCATTGCGCCGTATTGGAGCCAGACGAGCTATCTAAACGCTACCAGTTGGCGCCTGATAGGCGTACAAAGGAAGGCAAAGCCGCCGTCATTGAGATGGCTGCCGCTGGCATTGAAGCGGTATCTGAAGCCGATCTAGCGCAAGCATTGCAAATCGCTGATGCAGTGCGCAGCAACTCAACTGCTGCCTTGCTGCTATCTGATGGCGCCGCTGAGCAGTCGTTTTGGTTTGACGACATACCCACCGGCCTCAGATGCAAATGCCGCCCCGATTGGTTTGACGGTGCAACCATCGTCGATTTGAAAACGTGCCAAGACGCATCACCCACCGGTTTTGCTAAGGCAGTAGCAAATTTTGGTTACCAGATTCAAGCCGCTCACTACCTTGCAGGGACCCTGGCAACGCGCTTCGTGTTTATTGCCGTTGAAAAGACTGCACCGTATGCAATTGGTGTCTATGAGCTAAATACCGAAGCGTTGATTCATGGCAGTATTGCCCGCCATAACGCTTTGCAGATTATTCAAGATTGCCGGGCTATTAATTTTTACCCCGGATACACCGACGGCATCCAGACGCTACAGCTTCCCGGCTGGGCATTAAAAGACCAAACAACCATTACATCAGAGGATTTCTAATGAGCGCCATTACATGGACGCCGGAGCAGCAACAGCTAATCAGCTCCAGTATCGCCCCAGGGTGTACATCCGACGAGCTAAAGCTTTTTGCTTATGCGTGCCAACGCACCGGGTTGGATCCGTTCAGCCGCCAGGTATACGCAATTAAGCGCAGTGGCAAATTAACGATACAGACGTCAATCGATGGTTTGCGCAGTATTGCTGAACGCACGGGCCAGCTCGATGGCAGCTCAACTGAATGGTGTGGTGACGATGGCATCTGGGCTGATGTATGGCTGGGCAGCAAGCCTCCTGCCGCCGCTAAGACCACCATCTGGCGCAAAGGTTCTACTCATCCATTTGTCGGCACAGCATTATTTCGCGACTACAACGCCAACCAGGGACTTTGGTCCAAGATGGCAGCGGCGATGATTGCTAAATGCAGCGAGGCATTGGCGCTCAGGAAGGCATTCCCCGCCGATCTCAGCGGTTTGTATAGCTCCGACGAAATGGAGCAGGCCGAGACCGTCACGGTAACGGCAACACCTGCGCCAGCATTAGCACCTGCTGCACCTGCTGGCGATGCCAAGATTTTTGCTGCTGGTAAAGCAGCGATTGCTAAATGCAGCACGTTAGACGAGCTAGAAGTTGTTACCAAACGGCTAGAGGCACGCCAAAACGACCTGAGCGCTGAGCAGTATCAGGAGTTATTGCAGATGGCAGTAACTAAAGAAGATGCTATGGGAACCCGGCAAGAGGCTGACCCATTCGCTGATGACTGAGCCCCACCTGACTACTGACCAGTTAGCTGCTAGGTGGGGGCTGCGGCCCTCTACCTTAAAATCTCAACGTGCGCGTGGAGTTGGCCCACCGTATGAAACCGCTGAACGCCTAGCCTCACCGCTTGGTGCTCCGCGTGTTCGCTATTTGCTAACACAAATTCTGGCTTTTGAAGCCGCCCACAACATCACCCCATTAAAGCCATGAGTTTATTTGCTACCGGCATTGTTCGTATCATCACGCAACCCACCATCCGCACGTTTGACAATGGCACGCAAGTTGCCAACCTGTTCGGTGGTATCGGTGAGGGCAAAGATAAAAATGGGGAATACATTAACAATGGTATCGACTGCGAAATATGGGGCAAATCGGCTGAATTAATATGCGATAAATGCAAAAAGGGTGACAGCATTCAAGTTACTGGCACCATACGGCGTCAGGAATGGGCAGATAAGCAAACAGGTGAAAAGCGTAGTAAACATATAATAAGTGTCAGCAGGTTTGAATTTTTACCAAGGGCTGCTAATAATACGAACGAACTCGACGCTTTTTAACCCATGACTGCTGATGCAATGCGCGATTACCTAGAGGCCATCTCTAGGTATCCGTTGCTCACAACACAGCAGGAGATACAGTTGGCACGTAAAATCGCGCAGTACATGGAGCTGCGCGATAACACTACCCCAACACCTGCTGAGCAACGGCTGATAAAAGCTGGCCTTAAGGCACGGGCCACCATGGTAAACTGCAATTTACGTTTGGTTGTACATATTGCCAAGCGTTATACAGGCAGAATTAAATCAATGGATATGTTGGATTTATGCCAGGAGGGTAATATTGGCCTTCAACGTGCAGCAGAGAAATTTGACGCATCACGCGGGTATAAGTTTTCGACCTATGCGTACTGGTGGATTAGGCAATCATTAAAACGTGCTATTGACAGCAAGGAGCGCATGATAAAAATACCGATTCATATGATAGATCGTACGTTTAAAGCATTACAGATTGAAACAGAATACATGAAAGAACATGGCCGCAAGCCAAGTAAAACAGAATTAGCTCAAGTTATGGGTTTAACAATAGAGCAATTATTAGCATTAGTCGATTGCAATAGCGTTCATATTAGTTTAGACGAACTGATAACAGATGATGGCAACTCATTGCTTGATTTAATTGCTAGCCCTGAGGTGGATATTGATTTTGATTTGGACCATAGTAAGGAACATGTACAGCTTGCGCTATCTTATTTAACTGATATGGAGCAAGATATAATAAACAAACGCTACAATGAAGATTTAACTTTCACGGCAATTGCAAAGGAGCATAACGTATGCCGCGAACGTATAAGGCAAAAGATAACAAGAACACACCGTAGGCTTAAGCAATTAATGTCTAAATCACACGTCTCCACCACGGGCGCTTTGATTGTTGAAGATATAAAGTAGCTTCTAAAGCAGCAATATGATGTACGGCTTGCTTTATTAATTTAGATTGATGTGCGTTTTGTTTTATTAAGTTACTGCATAATTTAGCGACCTGTTCACGGTCAGGGCAGTTCAAGGCGATTCTGCTCTGGCCTTCGAGTGCAAGCTGCTCCTCTAGACTGAGCTGCACCACCATCCACTCCATCATCACTACATTTAGCAGTTATCCGCATTCTAACAATGGAAACACCAACTATCAAGCGCATTAAGTCTAAGGATGGCCATTATATATGGCAGGTAACGTATGCCAATGGGGGGGTGGTAAAAGAACATAGCCAGTCATGGCAGGCTATGATATTTTATCATCAGGCAATGGAATTTTATCACAACGACGCAGGTAACTTAAAAGCTTTATTGCACGGCCCAGATCCCAGCAATCATGATTAGTCCACCAGCTCCACAGTTCCGAGTGCCCCTTAGTCCTATTGTGCAAATTGCAACAAGGAACTAAATTGCTACGGCTTGTATGCCCACCAGCTTTTTTAGGTACAATATGGTCTAATGTAATATTGGTAAACTGTTCACCGCAGATGTAACAACAACTATTCCATTCTTCAATAATTGATTTTCTAAACTTGTGCTTTGTTACCTTACGCGATACCAGCTCCTGATTCTCTTCGTTGATGTGGTGGCTCATAAGGCTCCGGCATTTCGAATGGAAGTATTTCGTAATCTAATAAATGAGCGTTTGATTGCGCGATTTCCTCTATCCTAGCGGCGATACCGATTGCTACATCATCTGATGAGTACTCGCTATCCACTACCATCATGGCGCTTATCTCTACTAGGTAGCGGTTCATGTTGCAGGCTCACAGGTAATTTCGACGCCGTTGGAATCGCGTGGTCTTAGTCTAAGCCATAAACCTCCTAAACTTTTCGGGAGCACTATTTTCTCGACGGCGAATCCCGTCCCGTTTTTAAACTCTTCCTTGTAAGTACCCGTTTGCAATGCCCAGCGATTCTGGATTGTCTGAGTTCCATTAGCTGAAATATTATATGCAGGATGGCTAATAATTGAACGCTCATGATTATGCCCATTAACGACAATTTGAGCCTGCGGGAAAATATTAAAATACTTTTGACCGGTTGATTTAGACGCACCTGACCATGCACCATGGTGAAATGCCAGTGTAGCCCTACGTGTTTTGCCAGTTGTACCATCTGGATTACGTTGAATGAATGTAAACCAGATAAAACCTTGATATGCCATATGCTGCACTTTAGATCCTTGTTCACGCATTAACCTAGTAACATTTTCTAGCGGGTCAATTTCATTGTGAGTTAATATTGATGTTTCATGGTTGCCGTCGCTCATCATTACAATTGTGTCTTTCCAATTGCTAAACCAGTTAGCGGTTTCGTTAAACACTAAATCAAAATAGTTATCGCCTATGTGTTCTGGGCGTATTGAACCTTTGCTACCGCGCTTATCGCTTTTGCTTTGCATCAAGCACATTACATCACCAAAGAATAAAGCAGGTGCTTTCTTCGCAGCAGCTTCATCCAGGTGTTTTGCTAATAACTTGCGGTTGCATTTAGGATTGTCAAGATGTATATCAGATGCCAAAAAGAAATCAAATGCTTTAGTCGTGCTGGTGTATGGGATGCGTATTTCAAGCACCGCTGCGGAGTGGCGCTTGAGCTCAATCATGGCTTCACCAACAGGGCCCACCCAGTACTAGCGCCATCTGGCATCCAACGGCGATTGAAGCGTTCTCGGCTGTATTTAATACCAGCGCCACCGGTATTTTTGACATAGCCACCATTAACGAGATCAGCCTCACCATTTGGATCGTTCAGTATCCAATGTTCAGCAGTAAACCCAATGACGACGCTCCAATGGCCGCCGCCACTTGGTGACTGCGCAGGCCCTTTGTGCAGCCAACCCACGGCCACGGGCCTCCCAGCACGTAACTCAAGCTCCAGCAAACCTGGGGCGCAGTTGGTCGCAAATCTGGCTTGTAAACCTAAGGAGCGCAGTGCTGCAAGTTGCGCTTGTGAATCGGTCGTATCGCCAAACTTGGCCCGAATCAAATTATATTCATCATCGCTCTTCACTTTGCCGTAAAATTTAGCAATCATCGCGCAACTACTGGAGAAGCATTCGCGGTAACCGGTGCCGCTTTTGTTATCATTTTGCGCCTCATATGGCACCTTCAGTAACACTGAGCTGGCTTTAGTTGGTATGCCCCAGAGTTTTGCCTCGGCTTCACGTCTACGGCGGAGGCCGGGTTCTGCTGGTGTACCAGCATTTACGTATAGCATCAATGCCGCTGGCACTGCATCATAATCTGACTCGCGGAGGCATTTACTAATCGTGACGAAATCTGCACTACCGCAAAAATGCCAACCTACGTTATAGGCAAACGAGATCAACGCATTTTGACGGTTTGCCGTTAATGTTTTCCAGCCTGGGATTGTTTTTGCTAATGCTGGTACAACCTGAGTTTCTAGCATGTTATCCAGCAATCCATCAGCAGCGTCGCGTGTGATGGTATCGCCGATTTTTACTGCTGCGCCATCAGGCCATCTAGTGGTGCCCCAGCCGATGGTTGGCACACCGGCAGGACAAATGTATGTTACATCACTGAAACCTTCAAACTCGCGTATAAGTTTCGCCGCAGGCTCCCATGCCAATGTGGGTTTTGGCGCTGGGTCAGCCCTGAATTTGCTTAGAAATTCCTGCTGCTCATCTGGCGCTAGTAGCTCCCATGCCCAGTTCCATGCTGCTTGCTGGTGCGGGAGCGGCGGCTTACTTGTAGCTTTTGCCGCTGCCAGAAAATTACTCACTTTTTAACCAGTGGTGTGATGATGCCAGCCAGGATTTCAATAGCGCGGTAGATCTTCACAAACAGCGCGGTGTAACGGCCTAGCCTGTCGTTGTCTTTTGGCGTTGGTGTCAGATTTACTACTGCCACGGCTGTAGCGTGTACGCCGATTGCGGCGGCTGTATATGAAGCGATGCTTTCCGGAGTGATAATCATGGCAGTAGTTAACGCACCTCTAGTTTACTGACGCGGTTTTCGACTTGATTAAGGCGCTGGAACATCTCGCGGTTGCTCTCTTTTATATCAATATGCAAAGTCTCAAGCGATGCACCAATATGCTCTACGGCGCTGGTGAGGCGCACGATAGCGGCAGATGCCTCCTCATTCCTACGGCTGTAGCCAAATATCCCCATCGCCGCCACTGAGATGGATGCACCTGCAATTGCTGCTACTAGCTCGATCATGGGCAGTAGGGGCAATGGGTCTCAACTATGCGCTTAGTCTAACGGCTGCTCAGGCCAAACCACATTCCAGGGGAATCCTTCTTGCGCTGTTACATCACGCAACGCCTGGCGATACGTTGCCCATGTAGCCCGTAGTACTGGCGCATCAGGTAGTTGGGTCCAGTCGCAATCAGCTAGGCGCTTGTTGCGATCAGTACGCACTGACTTGCCTTGCTCTGCATCTTTACCAAAACAATACGCTTCATACTGTTCTGCGGCAGTATGCACCACGCCGTCTGGATCGGTGTAGTCGGTGAATACTGGCCCAGCGATGTAATGTGTGAACCACTGGCCGTTGATCTCAACCACGCCGTCGCGTTGGCTGTATTGATACGGCGGGATGGTGGTAGCTTGCGGCCCTTCCAGCACTGGGTCATAACCAAAACTGTCGATGATTTCGGCAGTAAGTTGTTGCGGGAATGAGGTGTTGCGGTTATCGGCGCGGAACTGCTGTTCGTTAACGACAGCTCCTGTGGTGCGGTTGCGAAGTTCCATGATGGTTAGGCGATGGCGAGAAAAATAAAGCTACCGCCATTTGCGTTAATGGCGGCAGGAGCGGTGGAGCTAATTTCAAAGCCAGAACTTAACGGGTCAATGTAATCGGTGCCGGTTACTTCTGCGGCGGTGGAATTAATTAAAAAATATGGGTCGTTACCGCTGATAATACCGCGAGCGGTGTCCCACACATACCAGCTTCCTGTGCTGTCTGTGCGTTTAATAAGTACAAACCTAGCCCCACCTGTGAAGCCGCAGTCAATAGTTTGGGTCGTGCCGTTACCGGTGTAACTGCCGACTTTGCTGACGCCTGCAAGGGTGGCGAAGAGGTAGGCGATGTAGGTTTCAGACGCATTGTTTGTTACTACATCGGTATTAACAGCAAAAACACTGGAAGTTACACCTGTATACCAAATGCCACTACCTGAAAGAGTTTGTACGTCTCGCTGTAACTCTAAGTATTGGTTGACAGTGTGTACTAACGGTATATACGTAAACCATCCGCGATTGAAGACGCCGCTGCTTCGGCTTTTGACAATTAATAGTTCCGGTGTCACGCCAAGGTTATGCGCGATAGTCCTGGCACTTCCCGTCCCCGTATAAGCCACCACGTCGAAGAAGCCGGGGGCGCGGCGGAAGTAGTAACTTAAAGAGTCAGTACCACCACCCCAGGTATAGTTAACTCCATTGTTTGTGTCCCATTTGTAGTTGCTGCCAGTAATTTCTGCGTCAGTACTGCTAGTCACAAGATAGGGCGTATTACCCTGCAAACGTGAGCGAATTTCTGTGTAAGCCGGACTTCCGGTCCTATAAAAGCTCCACAGGTTATCGGTAACAAAACCGGGCGTGTTATTCCCGGTACTTCCTAGGTTTGCACTAAACACCGCCGTCCCCACGGTGGGGGTTTTCATCGGCCCGCGACGGATCGCGATGTAGATGTAGGTAGTTGATGGGTCTAATTGCCCATTGACTGCCGCAAAACCAGTTGAGTTTGGTGCTAAGTATGCCGTTGCGCCAGTTGCTTCTGCGTTTGAAACGTTTGGAAACAAGATGGCTCGTGACGTTAAATTAAACGCCCTCATGTTATCTTCAATGTACCAATTTTGTGCAGATGATGATGCCTTGACCATCAACCACTGCGGCTCGTACCCAAGGTTTACAGTCGCGTTACCGCTCCCATCAGTAGTAAAACTCCCACAACTCACCGCATTATCCGTGCCAGCAGTACCAAACCCGCCTGCATCGTGCGCGAATAGGTAGGCGATGTATGCGCTATCATTTGCGTTAACGCTTGCGTTAGTACCTAAGCTAAATACTGAAGATGTTGGGGTTGTGCTGTTCCACCAACCCGTTGCACCTGTCTGTTTTTGTGCTGTGGTATTGATAACCATGTATTCTGTGTTTGCAAGGCTGCGGTGATAAACAGCCCATTCCTGTGTTGTATTTACGCGCTTGATGATAATACATCCGGGAACTGAACCGAGATTGTGGGCGATAGTGCGGTTGCCACCCGTCCCCGTATAAGTAACAATATCAAAGAACTTCGGCTGATTGCGGAAGGTCCAGGAGACCGTTGGTTTATCTACTTCGTTTGAGCCTTGATAATTTGTCCCAAGAGTAAATCCCGATCCAGTGAAAACAGTAAGACCTTCACCTCCCGCTGTTGTTTCTTGGGGGGCGGTTAAATTAGTCTGTATTGTTCTTCTGGCTGTCCTAACTGTATCGTATAGTTGGTGATCGGTTTGCCCATCTCGCTTTTTAATCCACACCAACCCACCTTTACCCGCTAGATCAATCCCATTGGTGATCGTCTGCGTTGCCCCGGTGCCGGTATAAAGGAAAGTGCTGAATACATCTTCAACGTAAACCGCAGGAGGCGCTGAAACTGATGCGCTTAAAATTGCTTTAGCTGACATTACGCATCACCTACGCGAGCGCCATAAACTTGCGTGCTGACTTTCCATAACACAATAACGGTATAGCCGGAAGTGTTAAGTGTCGGTGCCGCGCCTGCATTAGTCTTCCACACTACTCCGCCACTACCCCAGGTTGCATCAGTCCACGTGAGTGTATAAGCAGTGCCATCATCAACCATTAGTGTGACGCTTTCACCAGCAACCATGTTGGTGCATTTTGGTGTGCGGCTAGCACCAAGCGTTATTAATTGAACACTGCCATTACCGGGATCAACTTCAAATGCAGCGCCATCAGTAATAGTAAATACATCCTCCAGGATTGTGCCAATGATGGCTGGGTCAGTAAGTGTTTTATTGGTAAGGGTCTGGGTGCCGGTAAGTGTAACATCGCCGCTTGCTGCTGATGCCCAGCTTAAAGTGCCGCTGCCGTTAGTGCTTAATACCTGTGCAGCAGTGCCATCGGTGGCCGGTAAGGTCCATAGCACATCTGCTGCAATCGTTGCCGGGGCCTGGAAGCCAACGTAGTTAGTGCCGTTTGCAGTTGCTTCGCGGAATCGGGCGTCAACTTGATTATCTAAAATTACATTGCCGGTTAACGTGCCGCCTGCTTTCGGTAATGCAGCATCAGCTAAGTCGTATGCTGCCTTAACTGCTGTTGGTGTAGCAGCTAATACGCTGCTAGTAGTACTGGTGCTATCGCTGAGCTGCACCGCGCCAACCACGCCAGTAGTAGCGGCAACAATTTTGCTGCCTGAAATTGCAGCAGATGCGTTTATATCGGCATTGACGATTACGCCGCTAGCAATAGCAGTAACGCCTAAGTTGCTAATTGTTACATCACCTGTTACTGCCGTGCTAGTCGCAACGTTTGCGCTGGAGCCTACAAGAATATTGCCGCTGGTTAATGTGGCAAGCTTGCTGTAAGCAATAGCAGCACTTGCGTTTACATCTGCATCGACAATGGTGCCATCTAGCAACATCGTGCTAGTAACAGTCCCGGTGTCTCCCGTAGTTATTACAGTTCCAGAAATATTGGGCAGTGTGATTGTCCGATCTGCGGTTGGGTCTACTACCGCAAGAGTAGTTTCAAATGTGTTTGCGGTGGAGCCTTCAAAACTTAAACTGCCCGCAGTGCCAATCTCTAAGTTGCCCGTTACCGTACCACCAGCAAGCGGTAGTTTTTCTGTATCTAATTCTTCAATTGCAGCTTGTACATTGCTAGAAGCAAGGCTACCAAAAGGCGTAAATGATACTTGGTTTGCAGTTACAGTTGTAAATGTTTGCGAGATATCAATTTCTACCCATGATGTGCCATTAGATAAGATAATATCCGGCGGGTTCAATGCCGCATGGGGCGCATTGCCGGTAGTAACTGTACCGCCTGTAGCTACTACCACATAATATCTAGAATTACCAACAGATGCCGATGGCAGCGCGGCGCCAATAGTAAGGCCAATAGCAGCCCCTTCTGCAGTTACGGATGTAATAAGGCCCGTGCCACTACCTGTGGAAGCATTAAACGTTCCGGCAAATACAATCTCACCAACCGAGATACCAATTGGCTGGAATACGTTCCCGTCCCAAAGTGCAAGATCTTTGCTTAGCGGGTTGAAAAAGAATTGCCCAATACAGTCAGCGGTTGGCGTAGTATCTCCAATTTTGCTGATAGCGTAATTAGCTAACTTGGCGCCCGTAACTGTATTAGCTGCAATGCGAGCAATATCTAAACTGCCGCTTGTAATCTGTGTCGCAGCAAGGTTTGGGATATCAGCAGCAACTAACGCGCTGCCACCAGTTGCAATACCTTTTGAGTTGTATGTTGCTTTTGTATAAGTGCCAGCAGTAAGGCCGCCTTGTGTTGCTAATGATATCGTGCCAGTGCTAATACCAAAATCACTACCTGCAATAACACCGCCTAATACTGCATTAGTAGCAGCGCTAACATTCAAAATGCCGCTGCCATCTACCGTTAAGCCAGTGCCTGGCCTCACACCACCAATAACGCCACTGGTAGCGACAGGTAAATTAGCGCCAGTCAATGCAGTTGTAGCCGTTATATGACCCTGCGCATCAAACGTGATCCCGCTCGTAGTGCCAGCGGTAACGCTATTGCTATGGCTTACTGCGCCACTGCCTGCAAGTGCCAAACCACCTGCTGCTGGTATCGAAACAGCGCCTGCAACTGAAGCAGTTGCAACAGGCAAATTTGTGCAGTTTGTTAAAATTCCAGAGGCAGGAGTTCCTAATGCTGGGCTTACTAAAGTTGGTGAGTTAGCAAATACATTGGCACCAGTACCAGTTTCATCAGTTAATAACGCAGCAAGGTTTGCACTTGATGGTGTTGTTAAAAATGTAGCAGCACCAGTACCAAGCCCCGAAACACCAGTAGAAATTGGCAGCCCAGTGCAACTTGTTAAGGTGCCGCTAGATGGTGTGCCTAGTGCGCCACCGGCAATTAGATTACCTGACGCAGTACCTGTTAATGCAGCAGTAATAGTACCTGCGGTAAAATTACCGCTTGCATCCCTTGCAACAATTGCTGATGCAGTGTTTGCATTTGTGGCAGTAGTGGCACTATTGCTAACCTTCCCAGCCGTTGCAATAGTATCTAGCTTGGTATCAGCAATTGCCGCTGAAGCGTTTATATCTGCATTAACGATTACGCCAGTAGCAATAGCGGTAACACCTGTATTACTTATAGTAATATCACCTGTAACTGGGGTGCTTGTTGCAACCCCAACGCTAGAACCTATGACAATATTGCCACTCGTTAATGAAGCAAGTTTGCTGTACGCAATAGCAGCAGAAGCATCGATGTTTGCATTAACAATACTCAACGCCCCTAGGTTGACCTTTGCTGCCGGTATCGAAGCATCGTCAACTAATGCAGCGCCTTGCTGTACTAAATTTTTAACTGTAATTTTTTTTGTGTCGCTAGCTGCGATACTAAAAATTGGCAACACATCTGCTGCGGCTGGTGCTGTTTCAGCGCTTAGCTGATCGATCCGCTGGTTAGCCATTAAAGCTCCTCTCCGAGTTCTAGAATGTCACCATCAGCGGTGCTTAGAACCAGTCTATCACCCGCAGAGTTGAGCAACAGGTCAGCCCATGTGACAGTTTGCACTCGTAGCTTTATTTCACCAGTAGTAACAAACGTAAATGTACTACCAATTATGTCACCTGCGGCGCAACTAATTGCTGCTTGCGTCATCACGCCATTGATTTCATACCATACCGAATCATTTCCAGCATTAACACCTTGTGCTTGGCCTTCGCCTAAGATGTATAAATTAGCTTTAAAATCACTGCCAAACTGTTGACGCAATAACAGGTTATGCAAATACACTGCAATTTCAGTTTCGCCTGCGACTGCATAATCAAAAATACACTCAATACTACCTGAACCCGTGATCAAAGTGCTGTATTGATTCCTAAATTCGTCACCTAATCCTGTTGTATCAACCGCTTCGCGATCAGTTGATAACTCAAATTTTACAATTTGGCCTAATACCCTTGGTACTGAATTAAGGATTTTACAGCTAACAGCAACAGCAGCGCCAGGGGTAGCTAATGCAACCCTATTGTTTGATGTGCCAGCTACCGCATCAGAATATGTAGGATATAACCGCAAACCACCGAGTTGGTCTACATTAACAAACCAATTGCCTTTTTTGTACGCATAACCTGAAATAAATGAAAGCGTAGATGCACTGCTAAATTCTACAAAATCACCTGTTACAAATGCACCAAAAGTAAAGTCAAAACTAAACATCCCCTTGGCGGTATTAACATCACCCGGCGTCACAGTTCCTGCAATTACGTCCCCGCTATCTCTGGTAAGTTCTATGTTGCCTGCGTTGCCTAAATATACTGTCATTACAAAGTAACGCCTGTTGGTGCACCAGTAAATTGGAACTGGATGCTAGCTTGCATTACTTCGCCTACAGCGCAATTAAGCTCTGCACTTGTAAGGATGCAACTGCCTTGAATAAACTTAGTGTCCCAGCCAAGTTTAATAACTAATATGTCAGATTCGCTGACTGCGGTAGTCTTTACGACACGTTGCAGCAATGGAACCGGCGATGAATCATAATAAAACACAGTGGCACTACCGCTTATGGTTCTAAGCCCTGGCACAAAGCTACGGTCGCTTTCAGTCAATACTGTGGTGTCAAGCGTATCTACCGTGCTTGATACGCTCCAATTGCTGACCTTAGCTACCAGTGTGCCGTTGTAGGTCAAGGTGCCGTCTTTGCCGCTGTAATAGCTCATTTGTCAAGTACGCCAATTAGCTTAATTGTAGCCGACATGAGGCCAGGCTTGACACTACTAAATTGCGGCGGTTCGGCATAACGATATTTCATGCCAAATGGAGTCGCAGAGAAGCGGTTCGTGGTGCCGCTTGCTGTGCCAGCATGGAATCCTGGGTTGCCGCTTTGCGTTAATGAATTAGCTGCTACATCAAATACGCCTAACGTGCCACGGCAACTGTGGTAATGGTCGTAAATTAAAGCGGCATTGGCATCAGTAATATTATCAAACGATAGTGACAGTTCCATATTGGCACGTTGGTTGCCATATTGAACCCTTACCTCAACACCATCTTGCGCCTTGAACGTAGTGCCTGGGAAATCACCAGCCGATAATGACCTGCTGGTAGGGGCAACGCTCGGAAAGCTAGGGCCTGAGAAACTCATTGCTCGTTTTCAACCACGAATTGGCTGTCCTCTAAGTTTAGATAGGTGATCCTGCCGGAGCTGTCGATTGGTACATTTGTGCCGGTGATTTCCACCATTCCTTCCTCATCATAACTAATTAGCTCGGCCTTGTAACAACAAGCGCTTTGAGAATTTGAGTAGACCGTAAACACCGCGCCAGCAAAAGCGGGTGAGGTGAAGCCATTAGCATCAACTGTCATTGTGCCAGTCTGAACCTCCGTCAGCCCCGACCGCCACCAATAAACTGAGTTGGAGCCAGATAATCCCGTGCTTGAAATCACCTTGCCATCATCCAAAACATAACCGTTTTCAAACTGGTCTACATGTCTGGCTTGGCTTGCAACCTTAAAATACGCGCCAGGTGCTAATGCTAAGCTTTCGGGGAATGTTTTGAATGTAATAGTATGCGTTACATAACGACGTGTTTGAATTAGTAATTTAGCAAAACTAATTGCATGTGTTTTATTAGTGCAGAAACCAGTGAAATCAACAGCTTCTACTTGTAGTGATCTGTGGTTTGGGTCGTTTGGCCTGACTAAAATGTTGCGTGTTTCGGCAAAACCATCTTCTACCTCATCGCGTACCGTAACTAATACTTGCGGTGCTATACGTTGCTCGGCTGGATACCAGCTTACTTGCAATGAATCCTCAATAATATTGCCATCGGTAAATAGCGCCGAGATTTTAGGTAGTCTTTCAAAAGCACCATAAATAGAATAACCAGTAAGTTGATCTGCTGCTACCGGGAACGTGGGTTGTAATGATATTTTGCCGCCTAAAATAAGGAAATCTAAAAAGAAATATGGCGCATGTTCATATGCCCAATCGCGGACATTAACAGGTGACCCTATCACACCATCATAAAACAAGTCATTCTGGATACATAGCTTACATGCTGCTTGGAAGCCAGGCCAATCAATCATATCTTCTGGTATTAAATTAGCAGCGCCTGCTGCTGGGGCACGCAACAAATGACGCAATATCTCAGGGAATAAATGCGTTGGCCCTGTTATGGAACTTGTCGGTGAATAACCGCTAGTATTGCCGCTGGTGGGGTCTACCATCCGGGTTACGTTAATGCCTTGCTTTGCGTAATAAGTGAAATTATTAAAGTCGTTCCATTCCTTGCCACTGCGTAGTTGTAATCCTATCAACGCCATATTATCGTAAATTGGGGTAGGGTCATTTTGCCGTTGCTCATTAACGTAAACAACTTGATGCTCTGGCCCATTCTGATGGCTGCCTTCTTGTTGGTCGTATAAATATACATCCGCTACAGCATCATAATTTTCAGCTACAGATTGACCACCTACAACTAATTCTTGAACTGTTAAGTCATCTAAGGTAATGCCAAGGCCTTGAACTCGTACTCTGCTGCTCCCTGCGCTATAACCAGAACCTCTATTTACTGGTATAACAGAAGCAATATAAATAACTTCCTCTGATGAAGTCAAGTCTAATAACGAATACTCAAAGTTACTAGGCGGCATTGCAGCACCAGCAGGCTTCTTAAACGCATACTGGCCTGATGTTCTAGTGCCGTTATTATTGCCTGTCACGGTAATAACCGCGCCAGGTACAGCAGAACAAGACCACATATAGCCGCCCAATGTGTAGCCTTGTTGTGCACCAAAATTTGTAGTTTCGGCTGATGTTAAATCCAGTTGCACCTGAATCTGCATCCCTGGGTCAAGGTCAACACCTGGTGGGGCATAAGAATAGAATGCGCGGCCTGTGAAGCTTTGCCCTAAACCAGTTGGTGATGGCGCTCCTAAAACATCAATATGTAACCATTTCATTGAAAAGCTATCAGAACCTGCTTTTGCAATAGCTTTAAATTGTTGTGTGCTGCTGATTTGTTCTGCTACTACGCTTACAGTTAAACCGCTGCCAGGGCCGCTAATGGTTGTAGTCGCAAATGTACCCAACCCCTGTTCGCCATTTGTTAAATATTCAACTGCGCCTAATGATTGAACAGCCCCAACTTCTGCTTTCCCGCCAAAAAACATTACGCTATTAGTGCCCATCGACTGAGTTATCACTTCTGTTGAACCTTTATAACTAATTTCAAATCCACCGTTATTCACGTAAACGCCATATTTTAGTGGCCCTCCTGATCTAGCATCTAAAACTCTTGTTTTTATGCCTGTTGTTGATACATCAAGAATTGACCCACCCGCTAATGGCCTTAATCTTATTTCATATTGCACATCATCTCTTGGAAATTTAATGCGTATAAAATTAAACTGGTCTACAGGTGTACGACCTCTTACACAGAACGGCCCAGCGCTATCTTCTAAAGTAATCCAAGCTTCAGTTCCTTTTTCTCTTATCTGCAACCTAAAGAAAGAATACCTTAAGCCGTATTCACTATACTGTCCAACAATATAATTATTACCGCCTGCTTCGATTGCAGCAAGTGTAGTCTCAGGCGGTTGGCTTGAGAAATTACTCATGCCATTGAACCGCTTCCAAACTTGCGACTTAATCCCAATTTCAACTTGGTTTAATTTACGTGTAGTGGTTATATTGGCAACAGCTAACTTAAGCAAAGTCGCGCCATTGCAGGGATTAACATATTGCGCTAAATTCCTAGAGTTAAAATCTGGTTCATGTACTAAAATTTGCTCTGATACTAGCCGTACTTTGCCTGCTGTTAAAGCTTTAAAGAAATAAGCTTTTGATACTTCGGGACTCCATATTTCTGTTGGCGGATTGGACCCAGTGCAGACAGCTTCCACCTCATGTATCAGATAAGTTTCACCGGGGATCAATACTTCATCGCATGATATGCGGTAATTATCATCTTTTGCTGCAATGTCTTGAACGCCAAATTCACCAAATTTATTCGATATATTGCCTCCATACATTGCAAATTCAATTATTGAACCAACTGATACATCTACATCTTTGAATCCAGTGCCGTGCGTATTACCATTTATTTTATTTATGCCCGTCCGACAAGCGTAATGAGATTCAATTTTATCGCGTTCGTTGTTTGCTTTACGTGCTGCTTCTGTTGCTTTTAGCCATTCCTGTAGAGCGCTTGCCACATCTCCTCCAGTGCCTGGTCTTACAAATGGCGGGAATGATACCCTTATTCTTTTATATGGCAGCCGCCAATCTTGCGCATTACGCAATGGCTCTGATATGCCAAATTGCGTCATTGTTGTAGGTATCCTTACACCGCTAAATAAAGGTTGGACACCAGCATTAGAATAATCAGCTAGGAATACATCTTCACCCCGCGCTGCTAATTGGCCTCCTACCAAATGGTTTGATTTTGTTAGTCTGCCCTCGCCTGCAACACCGCCTTTAAAATAAACAGCGAATTTGTTTTCTTGATAGCCACGTATTAAGCTATCGCCGATTGCAAAACCTTTAATGCTTGGGATAGCTGCTAATACACCAGCACCAGCCAGGAATATAGCTAGTAATTCCTGGCCATCGCCTTGGCTAAGTAATTGCGACCATAGCAGTTTAGTCTCAACCCTTACACCGCCATACGCGCCACGGTTAGCAAATACCAATGGCATGACTTCGCCAAGTCTTGCTAGCGGTTGTACTGAAGTAAAGCCGTCTACATTAGTAAACCTATTGTCAGCACTTACGCTTGCGCCTGTTACATCACTGCCGCCTTGTTGTTGCGCTGGGTCAGATCGTTTCGGTAGTTTAGGTTTTGGTGCTAATGCCTGTGCGGCAAAGCTAAGGCCAGCTCCAACTACTGTTGTAACAATACCAACTGTTATTGGGTCGCATACCACCTCCGGCACTATGTCATAAGCTGCATCGCGCTCTGGGCGGTAGTTTGCTACCTCATTTGCGTACCAGTTATATTCTTCAATTGTCAGCCCTAAAGTATCAATTAATTGCTTTTCCCATGGCAATATCGCGCCTCGTATTTGACGGACGGGGACCATACCACCTGATTGATTTGTGCGCTGCAATGGAGCCATCCCGTGTCGTAGAAAACGGCTAGCCCATAGCTATCAACAGCTCGGACTAACGCAATAATACCAGTTTCGGCTGGTGTTCCCCACAAGTCTAATTGCTCCTTAAAGATGCTGGTGTCACCTGCATGTAAACGCCGATACCAATTGCGGGCAGGGGCTGGCGCTTCAATGCCATACCATCCCAATACCCACCTACATAAATTAATGCAGTCTGTAGCGCCATGCCGTGCTGGTTCAGCGCCTAAACGATATGGCAAGCCGATAAGATCAGCCGGACCTGATAGCACCCGTGCTTGGTAATGCTCCGACCATTTCGTAGGTAATACGTGCATTGGGCGCTTGCGCACCAATTGCATCGAGGGCATTGCTAAGTTGGAGTTCAACGGCTTGCGTGCTATATCCAAGTCCCGTGGCAATCCATAATTCATTGCCTAATAATACCCCTGGTGCATAGGTATCAGTTAATTGATAAGTTTCCACCTTTACTGAATAACTACCATTCACTGCATCTTGCACCCAGCTTAACGTAAGCGGATTGGCAGGTAATAGCAATTGGCTGCTGATGTTATCACCGCTTTTTGATTTCTGCGCACCGCGATAAACAAACGGTAACAAATTCCAGTTTTGACCATTAAACCCAAATGCAGTGCCTTCTGTAAAGAAGTTTTGCCATCTTTGCACCGCGCCAGCAGGTGATATAAAAGTAACAAAATTACCAATAATAAATAAACTCATCTTAAACCTACCTGTCTGCGATAAGCAGGTGAATTACGCATCTGTGATGATACCTGGGCGGCCCCAGCTTTAGCGCCAGCCGCTGTGGCACGTTTTTCGGTTGCCTTCATTGCTGCTTGCAACTGGTCAGTGCTGACATAATCCTGGCCTAGGAACCTAGTAGTTTCAAAGCTAAATGCTAGCACTGGCGAGGGGCTGGTTTGTATATTGTTCACTGTATCACTATTGCTATCGTATCCGTTATTAGTAATGTTATTGGCGCTATTAGTAGTATTTCTATTCCCGCCCATACCAACGAAATTACCATCTTGGCGTTGATATCGTGCCATTGCTGCTGCTGGATCCAGTTCGTTATCGCTACTGCCGCCTTGGCGTTGATACCGCGCCATTGCTGCTGTGGCGTCGGCTGGGACAATAGTGCCCGAGCTACGTGGTACGAATAGCTCAGGGCCTTTCTCGCCGACCATGTAGGTGCTATTGCTGCTTACTGGGCCGCCAGCAGCTTTACCGCCGCCAAAGATCTTAGTGCCACCAATATCAATACCGCCAAGCAATGACTTAATGCCAAACGATATAAGCATCCCGCCAATATCTTTTAATATATCAGACAAGCTTTCTTGCAAACTCTTGGCTCCGGTTATGGCACCATCAATAGCGCCAACAATTCCGCTTTCAATGCTAGAGCCAATGCCTTGGACTAAATTTTTAATTGATTGCTGTTTAGACGCAAATTCAGCACTTGCATCATTAATTTCTTTTTGTTTAACAGCTTGCTGGTTTAACCCTTCTAATATTTGCGGTTGACTTGCTATTTGTTCGTCAAGCTGTGATACAAGGTTTTGACGTTCAAAGACGGTTTCAGCGGTCAAACCCTTTTCTTCTAATGTTTTTTGGACTGACGCTTGTTGAGCTTCAAGCTTTAATGTATTTTGAGCATTAAGCTGTTCGTTTTGCGCGAATTGTGCCGCTAAAGCTGGGTTAGTGCCGCTGACAATTAAATCTAATGTTCTTTGGTCTGCTTGACTTTTTTCGATTGATGTTTTTAATCCCGCCATTGATTGTTCTGTAACTTGAAATGTTGCATCTTTTAATTCATTTGTTTTAGTAACTTGTTGATCTAGTATTTGATTAATTGCTGCTTGTGTCTCTTGATTTTTAAGGGCATTTGTGTCTTGATCAAGCTTTGCTGTTGCAGGTGAGAATTGCCTAATATTATTTGCAGCATCAACTTGCATTGCGCGTGAGCCTATTGGTGCTTGTAGTGCAGCGGCGGCAGGGCCTGTAGGTCGTGTTACATTTTTAGCTGCTTGTTCAAATTTGCCATGAAGAATTTTATATACTTTCCCATCTGGAGTTTGGAATGCAGTTGCATCTCCAAAATCCCCCGGTTTACTGCTTGTGAATTTAGCGCCACCCTTAAGACTTAAAGCAGCCCCAGGTGGGAAAGCGTAATCAATACCTGTATGTGATCGACCTTTTCGTTCAGCGCCATACTCACCACCTCGTACGGTGGCTCCGCTGCTTAAAGGTTTGTTATTAACACTTACATATTTGTCTAAGGCGGTGCGACCAAAATCTGCTTGATCGCTTCTACTAATATGGAAATGAGCCCCATATTGGTTTTTACCTTTTGGACCAATGCCTCCCTGCATATAGCGCCCACCACTGCTTTCTTCTCTTCCGCCAACGCTTGAAGTCGGGTTTACGCCGTCCATTATTTCTTTAGCTTTCTTAGCTCCTTCGACCATTAACTCGCCTAATGAACGGCCTGCTGTTCGCAGTATTCCATCTACCTGGCGTGCATAACTTTTTTGCATTTCTCCAATTTCACGCTCAATGCCTTTCTTAAAGTCTGTTAATGTCCGTTCTAATTGAATCTTTTTCATTGTTGAATCAAACTCAATTTGCCTTCTAGTTACAGCAGCGTCATTTAAAGATTTTGCGCTATCACGGGCAGCAGATAACATCGTAGTATCTTGACCGGTTGCTGCTGCTGCAATCATTGCAGAAGTATCTTTACCGTATTGCGCTTTCCCTGCAAGCTTTAACTGCGATTGTTCTAAATCAAAATTACCTTTAATGCGCTGGTCTTGGAGTGTGCGCTCCATATCAGCAATACGGCGTATTGTCGATTCTCTAAAATCAGCAATCTGTCGTTCATATTGAATGCGGGCATCACTTAATTGTTTTTCTAAGGCTAGTTTTTTTGTTTGATCTTCAAGCAAAGCAGGTGTTTCTAAATTTACATCTGCTTTTGCTGCTTTTGGTGAATTTAATTCTTTAAGTCGGCCTTCTAGATAAGTTGCTTTTTTAGTTAATTCTGTTAATTCTGCTTTCATTATTGGCAAGACTGGTGCGCTAGGAATAATTACGTTATCATCAATACCTTTAATCTCTAGTCCTTTAGACATGCCAATCCCAGCTTTTTCAGCGGCTTTAATTTCTGTTGTAAGTTTTTTAATTTCAGTTCTAGTATTAAAAAGTTCATTATTAGCTGTTTTTCTGTCAGGCCCAGCCATTGCCTCATTGATTTTATCAATAACAGCAATGCTAAGGTCTAATATTCTTTTTAACATAGGTTCAAGGACTTTTCCTATTTTTTTAGCTAACATTTCTATGTTATCTATCAATGTACTAAATTTGCCACCAAGTGTATCGCTTTGCGCAATAGCGCCATTTGCGTATTTGCCTCCTTTTTCGGTAAGCCTGTTAATTGCAACTTCAACAGCTTCTGCGCTTATACGCCCTTTTTCTAATGCTTTTCGTAATTCCTCCCCTGATAACCCATACATCTTTTGCAGTTCACCCTGCAATGCAACGCCGCGTTCTTGGAACTGCAACAGCTCCTCGCCTTGCAGTCGCCCTTTAGCTTGCACCTGGCCGTAGGCTGTAACTAACCCTTGCAGCTCAGCGCCTGTAGCACCAGAAACATCAGCTAATCGTCTTGTAGTTTGAACTACTTTGTCGGTTTCAACGCCAAACGCTTGCAGTCGTTTGGCTGAATCAATTAATTCGCTTGATGTAAATGGCGTTACAGCACCAAGTTGCTGCAATTCTTGAATAATTTGTTTTGCTTTTGTTGCGCTGCCTGTAAGAACTTCTAAACTACGTGTTTGGCTTTCAAGTTCAGCAGTCTTTACAAATACAAATTTAACAGCTTGTATTGCGCCAAATGCAATAGCTAATTTGCCAACCGTTTTAAATAAACCAGATACAGCATTATCAGTTGCCTTTACTCCCTGCTGAAATTGCCGTAGCTGTTGCTGTGCGCCACTGCTGTCAAGATTAATGGCAACATTAGCAACAACCGACACAGCTAGCCCCCTACTACTAGATCCAGTCTAGCGTCGCCGTCGCATCGCAGCTTCTTGCTCGTCATTGCTTAATTCAAAATAAGCTGACCATAGAAGCAATTCTTCCATAGTCAGCTCTGAATTTAACTTAGCTAACGTATAGCCTAATTCTTTAGCTACACCAAGCTGGAGCCTAAGCAGGTTATCCTTTTTAAGCTCCGCCTTTATTTTTTTGTATCCACCTCTTCCTTGATATCCTCGCTGATAACAGCAAGCATCAATAATTGCAAATCAGCATCGCGCACCTCGTTTTTTAGCTCTGCAATTTCACCAGCAGCAAATATCCGCTGGCCGTTTTCATCTGTTGCTTTTTGAACTAGCAATTGCAATGCAAAAGCATTTACATCATCGGATGCAGCATCCTTTTGTGCCCGTTCGCGTTCAGCCATTGTTAATGGTGAACGGTAGAACACAAACTCAGCGCCATCAGTTAGTACAACCGTTTTTTTGACGGGCACTAAATTAGCAGCTTTTTTTAACCGGTCTATTGCCCTGATTACAGCGGATGCCATTAGTTATCAAGCAGTGGTAGAGAAGTCGAATGTAGGTGCGCCAGTAGGACGGAAAGTGATTTCTACCATCTGGGCATCATCTGGGTTGATGTTAAGCGTTGCGCTAAGCAGCACAGCATCCATAGCAATGCTGCGGCTAAGTGCTTCGGTTGAACCTTTATCAGTGTACAACTTAAACGCTGCGCCTACTTGCTGACGCTGTAACACGTCTTCTACCATCCTGTTCGATAGTGCGCCGTCTTCGCTGGTTACAAATACAGATGCACTGCCGTTGCCGTCAGCGAATCCAGGGATGTACGCCTTAAATGGTGCATACTGCCCAACAGCTTGGCCGATGGTGGTAACGTCAATTTCAGCGCGGCTGATCTCGAAGCTCCAGTTTTGCACTTGGCCTACAGCGGCATAATCAGCGTAAAAAACCTCAAATTTGTTTGGTGCAGCAATAGTGCCATCATCAGTGATTGGCAAAATAGTGCCGCCAGCACTGGTTGATACGGTCAATACACCCGTAGCGGCAACATAACTTAATACATAATAAGTAGTGGCTGAGCTGATTGGCGCTGGCAGTGTGCCGGAACCAGCAGCACCGGTTTGAGTGTTTACAACACGGAATTTAACAGGGTCGCCTACCTTAAAATTAAGGTACTGCTCAACGGTAATTTCGTCGTTAGCAATGCTGACGTTGGTCTCGCCAAAGTCACCAATGGTGCCAGCGGGCTTGTAGTAGAGAGCGCCGGACGTGCCGGAAAGAACAGTAACGGCCATTGATTTAGCAGATGATTGGCTTGTTTTAGTATAGCGTCAATCCAAGTAAGCTTCAAAAGTTGCGGTTAGCTGTGTTTGGAAATATGCAGCCGCTAGTCCACTGCTTGCGCTAGTGCCGGTTTCAATCACACCAGCACCTACGGTCGCTGGCCCCGATGCGGCATCAAATATAATGCTTGAGAACTTAGCCCGATCAAATAAATCCTTGATGCGTTCAGCAATGGTGTAGTTCGCTGCTGCTCCAACACCAACGGGCGTGAATACATTTACTACAAGCACACCGTTTTGGCGGTTGAACCCTACACCGCCTGTAGGTAGCAGCGTTGCATAAGCATTGTCACCAAACCGTATAAATGTTTGTAGCCATGGGGCATTGCCTGGTGGCGTAAATGGTACGTTTTGATAGCTGACCGGATACACAGGCGCAACTGCCATTTGAGTAGCAATACGGCCTTCAATAGCAGCGCGGACGTTGTTGTATGTGCTGCTCATGATTCCCTGCCAATGCGTGCGGCATTCTCTCGAACCCAACCTTGCATATCTTTGGCGATACCTTCAACCCATCCGCCTTGCCCTCCTAGTGCACCGGATGTTTTCTTGCTAGAACCACGCGCTAACGCTTCTGCATATGGCAAATTATTGTGAATACTATAAATATTCCCAAGCTTTTCTTGTTGATACCCAAGACGTTCAATTTCAGTTGGAGTAGTATAATTGCCCGGTGGTTTAATGCCCCCTAGTGCTGCATTCTCGCCTACTTGCCAACTGGCACTAAAACGGCCAGTATCCACAGGACTTGTCTTTTTTAATCGCTTATCTGTTTGCAGCACTGCGGAACGCAATAATTGCTCTAAATTGCCTTTGCAATAATCACCAATCTCAGTAATTTTTATATTACGTGCCATTATGCCCTCAGAATTAGCTCATAGGTTATCGCTGTATTATCTTGTTCAGTCGTTGCAACGCTAATTATTTGATGCACTACTGATGCAATCAGCACTTTATCCGCTGGTGTTGGTGCATTTGCAACATCTGCTGCGGCAATCGTTAACCGCTTATCACCAGCTTGGATTAGATCATTCACCTCACGCAAATTAACGTCCTCTAGCACGCCGCGCACTGCGGTATCAGCAGCAGTTTCGGCTGCGGTGCCAGTAGCTGGATCGTAAGCGCCCATCGTAATACGGCGGATGGTCGCTACACCGCCAAACTTAGCCATCAACTTACTGGCGGCCTTTCGTAGCGCGGTTGATAGTGCCATCAGAGCTTGTAGGCAATGCAGTGGCCAGCCGACAGGTTAATGCTGGTGAAAACACCATAAATCGTTACTCCAGCGGTAGGAGTATGGCCGGCCAATGATGCCCCGTCATAGTTGGTGCTAATGATTTCAGTGATTGCTGCGCTGCCCAAAA